TTTCGGTAGTTTCCTGGATTCGGTTTCTCCATTGTCTTGTTTTTTAGATAAAATACTGGACAACTGCTCAGTAAGTCTTTTTAATTCTATTTCATTCATATCAGCTCGTAGTTTAATATTGACTACTGCATCATGGATTTGGATGAATTGCTCTCTCATTCGTTATGGTTTTGTATGGTTATGGTTTCTCCTATGAATCTTAAAGGAATATTTGTTGTAATGCCGTGTCTATTCTTCTCTACCTTACAGATAACAAGCCCATTAGGATGGTATTCTTTGCCCTTAATCTCTACTGACTCTTGCATCTCATAGTATTCTGGTCTCATAAGCATCACTACGATGTCGGCATCTTGCTCTATTGATCCTGATTCTCTAAGGTCAGAAAGTTGTGGTATCTTGTCTGCTCTTTCTTCAACCCTTCTACTTAACTGGGACAAAGCAATAATGGGTACTTCTAGTTCTTTAGCTAACGCTTTTATGTTCCTACTTATTGTACTAACCTCTTGCTCTCTATTTTGGTTAGACTTACCTTGACCTGACATTAGCTGTAGATAGTCTATAAAAATCACCTTTATGCCATATTTCTGCTTCAAAATAGTAGCTTTAGCCCTTAACTGACTGATATTTAAACCACCAGTATCATCTATGTAGATAGGTGCTTGTATTATCTTGTCATCAGCCTTCATAACTACGTCTTTTTCGTAGTCATTCAAAATATTCATTCTAAGGCGTTTTAAGGGCACTTGTGAGCTTATTGACTCTAACCTTTCAACTAGCTGTTCGGAGCTCATTTCTAGGCTAAAAATAGCCGTAGAAACGCTTTTAACGATAGCTAAGTGATAAACCGAAGAAAGCATGAAGGCTGTCTTACCTGCACCTGGTCTAGCAGCTACCACAACCATGTCAGGAGCACACCATCCACCAATGGTAGTATTTAGTTCGGTAAATCCTGTATCAAAGCCTAATAATTCACCTTTAGTAGCCATATCACGCTTAGTTATTACTTGCATAACTATCTGATCTATAGTCTGTTCGTAGATATTGCCAAACTCTTGTAAACCTAAAAGTTTACTAATTAGTGAACTTATTGAGTCAAGTGACTCAGTATCAGGGTGTAAGAACTCACTAGATTTTTGTATAAGGGTTAGGTAGGCTTGACGTTTCTTATACAGCTCCACTACCATCTCAATGTGCGTATTAAGGTGGTTAGTGTGTACGATGTTGTCAGTTAGCTTTGATAGGTAGTAAGCACCACCTACTTCATCCATAGCTTTATCACCTTGTAATTTTTGGGCTATAGTGGTAATGTCTATAGAAATATGCTTATCAAACATGGACTTTATTGTAGAAAATATCTTCTTATGTTTAAGGTCATAGAAAACATCTTCGTTAAGTAATCCTATTACCAATGGTAAAGCATTCTTATCTATTAATAATGATCCAAGTATATTCTTTTCTAGTTCGAGGTTTTTAGGTAGGTTAGTAGCTTCTATCATTTGAGTTTTATTTTAGGTGCATCTTGATTTATTGGCTGAAAGTTTTTTGTGTTCTTTACCCATGTAGCTATTCTTCTACTAATGTCAAAGAATTTTTGATCCTGAAATCTCATTTTGCCTTTATCATTAGCTTCAGTCCAGTAGCTAATGAATGAATCATACTGATTACCAAGTTTATCTTTAAACTCATTAACCCTACCAACAAAGGCATCTTTACCATTATATATCTTATTAACTTTGTTATTATATTCTTTGTTATTATGTGCCAGTTTTTCGGCTGGGGGGTGGGTTGGAATTTCGGCTGGGGTGGTAGTATTTTCTGGCTGAGGTATTTCAATAGTAATTACCAATGATCTAAACTCAACTTCACCATTTTGTTTTAGTTTAACAATCCTTCCTAAAATTCCTAAATCTTCTAATTTCTTTAAATGTTCTTTGATTGTAGATTCAGAACAATCTAAACATTCACCTAAATAACGATTAGATGCAAAGCAATAGCCTCTTTCGTTTGAAAGATTAGAAATCAAAGCAATAAGCAATTTTTGTTTGTCTGTAAGTTCTTTGCTTAGTAAAACTTGTGCAGGTAATACTGCGTACCAATTATGTGACATAAAATAAAAGAGCCCTATCAAATTCCCCCCAGTCGGATTGGGGGTTCATCTCAAGGGCAATAAATTCTAAATGAGTATCCGACACTCACTACAAAGTTAATTTAATTCGTCAAACTTCTCTATTGCCTTAAATATCTGATGTGCAACTTGTGGAACTATTGCGTTTCCGTAGGCTTTTATTGATTCGTTTCGCCACTTAGAAAAGGTAATTCCGTCCATTTCTCTGGAAATCCCATCATCTCCTCCACAAATTGGGGGTTTAGATGGGAACGAGTCCCAAAAATTTCGTTCATTTGGCTTCCTAAATCGTCTCCCTTCCAATTCTCTGTCTTCCAATGCATATTCTTGTCCGATGCTCTTGGAGTTTGCAACATTTTCTTGTGTAGTAATGCCATTTTCCCGCTTAGCATGCTCGCTGTCCCATCCTTCCTCTTTTGACCTTTCCAATCCCCTGCTATTGGAGTTGGTAATAATCCTTTCCTTGCCATTGTTGTCAATCCAATTTGAAGATTTATCCCTTTCTCTTTCGATATTAAAAACCTTTTGTCCCAAGCTTCTGGCGTACTCCTGTCCTCCATAGCCGTTGGAGTTGGTAGCATATTCATCACTTGTGTCGCTAAATTCGGCATAGTTGTTCCGTTTGGATATTTCTCCATTCTCGCTTTGATTTTTTCCAAATCTTGCATCTCTTCCCTTGTCGTTGGAGTAAGCAACAAACCAGATTCGGTAGCGTTGGTGCGGTGCGTTGACACCTGCAGCTGGAATAAGAAACGATTGGACTTCATATCCTTCCCTTTCCAAGTCATCGTACACCTCGTTGAATACCAACCCTCCATTCCAGTTAACAAGTCCACGAACATTTTCGCCAACAATCCATCTGGGTTTGATTTCTTTAATTGCCCTAAGCATTTCAGGAAAGAGGTGTCTTTCATCGGCTTTCCCAAGTCTTTTTCCTGCTGTTGAGTATGGTTGGCATGGGAATCCTCCTGTGAGGATGTCAATTGATCCTCTGTGAATAGTGAAGTCTGTTTTAGTAATGTCATGATAAGAAATTGAGTTTGGGAAATGATGTTTTAATACTTGTTGTCCAAATGGATTCCATTCACAATGGAATATGTTATTCCATCCCATCCATTCGGCTGCTAAATCAAAGCCTCCTATGCCACTAAATAATGATCCATGATTCATAATTATTTTTTTATTCTAAATACTATAGGTCTGCCATCAAAAGTAAATTTCTTCTTAGCAACTGGATTTAATCCATCCCTTATAGATTTAGCGTTAATTAATGTTTTCCTACTCGCTGCTGCTATAGATTGAAACCACATTTCCGTTTTATCGTCTGTAAATATCATCCGTACTTTAATGTTGTTTTCAAATCCATTAGGCTCTAGTTCTAAACCCATTATATAATCGTTTTAATTCAAAGTAAATGTTAGCCGTCACAAATAGTAAACAAGCTAATGGAACTGATATAAAGAAAAATTTAAGTAATCCTAATATTTTCATAAAGCATATTTAAGCCCCCATGATTCGACTAACAAACACCACTAAGTTAATAAAAAATGTAGGGGGCTATAAGTTTAATAAGATTGTTTTGTTCTAAATGCATTCATCATGTTAACGATGCCTTGATCTAACTTGTAAGCATCATCCATCATATTGATGACTTTTCTTTCAGCATCTAAATATGAATCTAACTGCTCTTGGAGTTTTTTGACCTTATCTCTAAGCATCTCATTCTCTAGTTCAAGTGTGTCGGTGTAGGTTCCTAGTCTCATGGTTATTTCTTTAGACTAATTTTAAATGTAGTTGTGCTATACTTAGGTGCTGGATAGATCATCTCACCAGTTTCAGGATCAACCAATGGTTCTTTAATAGCTTTAAGTAAGCCTTCTCTTTCCTTTAGCTTGTACTTTACAGCCTCAACCTCTTGGTTAAGTTTTTGCCATGTGTAGTCACCATCATAGGCATACTTAACACCTGACTCCATTTTAGATAACTCAGCACCTAATACGTCTGCTTTACCTTGTGGGTACTTATCTAACTCAGCAATAACATCTTCTTTTAATTCGGCTCTAATGCCATCTAAAAGTTGTTGTAATGCTTCTGACTTAACTAGCATCTCCAATGGTGACTCACCAGAGTCTCTAAAGTGTGCTACGATTGTTTGCTTTAATAGTTCAATGTTAAATTTAGTAGGCTCTATGCTACTAAGTTCTACTTTTGGTAATAATTCTAAACTCATAATTTTTTATTTTATCTACCTTGCCAGGTAGAGTCGTTATTAAATGAAATTCCTCCTTCCGTTCTGTGATTGTTAAATAATTGGTCATCAGTAGGCTCAT